CGACTTGAACGCTAAAAATGTTGGAGCATTGCTTCGTACATTTGAAACCATGGTATGGCACGATGAAGGTTATGTTGTAGTAGATGCTAACTTCAACCGAGTAAAGATAAAGAACCCAGCTTATGTTGCGGTTCACCACTTGAAAGGTAAGACTGCTGAACACAACATTATGACCATAGTAAAGACCAATGAAATAGAAGAATTTGCTGCTACCTTCCCAGACCGTAAGGATGAGTTGGTTAAGTTGAAGGCTAACTATGATGCATTGATTGCTAAGTTGGATTTAGTTTGGGCTGAGTTACAAGCATTCCGTCCAAAGAATATCACACCACAAGAAAAGAAGAAGTATGCGACAGCTGTGTTCGAAGTGTGTGGTAAGAATGATGTTAAGAATTTTACTGGCCTATACTTCGGTTTGGCTGATGGTAAAGTAACATCTGTTGAAGACTTCATAGCAAACTATGACGACAAAACGTTGTACAAAATCCTCTAAGAAAATTTTTTAGGGGATTTTCTTGTTTAATTGAAAATAAAAAAGTACCTTTGCATAATGGAAAGAAATAATATAAATGCTGAATGGGCTAGAAAACAAGCCACATCAATTTTAGGTGAAAAAGTAAAAAAAGAAATTAACATTTGTTTAGATGCAATAGAAAAAGCTGTTGCTAGCAATCAAATGTCAATAAGTCTTGGAATTTACGCTGAATCATTAACAATCGAAGATTTGCGTAAACGTGGTTTTACTGTTAAACAATATGATGACCAAAGGGATGGTTCTTATCTTTCAATTAGTTGGTAAATTTTTAATATGAATATAAACGAAACACTCAGAGCCAATGGCTTTATCATGGGTAGAATGATATCATTCTCTAAAAGTGATTATAGGGATAAAAACCCTAACAGCGTTTGCTACTTTAATGCAAACATCGTAACTGCCAAAGAAGGTAAAGTTTGGTATGGTGATTTGGACCTAACCAAAGATGGTGAATCACTTAAAGCTGTCGCTGAAGCCACAGGTGAAATAATCTATGTCCTAAGAGAGATGGATGGTAGATTTGAACATGAAGATGAAGATGGCACCAAGCTTATTCAAAAAGCTGTTTGGGACACAACACAAGAAATTCCAGTAAACAATTAAAAACAAATAAAAACAAAAAAATGAAAAGTGAAATTCTACAAAACATCACCAATTATTGGTGGTTAGTGATACCAATCTTAGCATTGTTATTCTACAAATTTACACTTCGTTTTATCTGCGGTATGGTAAACGTACCCGATGGTAAAATAGGTGTTGTCTACAAAAAGTTCGTACTATTTGGTTCAAACAAATCGTTGCCAGATGGTAAAATCATCGCTTTGAATGGTGAAGCTGGTTATCAAGCTGATACACTAGCACCAGGTTTCTTAGGTTGGGGCTACTGGCCATGGCAATATAGTGTTGACTATGTACCGTTTATTGAAGTACCTAGAGGAAAAATTGGTTTGCTAACAGCACGAGATGGTGCATCATTGCCAGTTGGTTCAATCCTTGCTCGTCACGTTGATTGTGATAACTTTCAAAATGCACGTTTGTTTTTAACAAATGGTGGTCAACGTGGTAAACAAGTTTCTTATTTGAACTCAGCGACATATCGTATCAACCCACAGTTATTTGAAGTTTTCTTTGCTGAAATTACAAATATTGAAGACGGTCAAGTTGGTGTCATTACTGCTTTAGATGGTATTCCATTAGGACAAGGTGATATTGCTGGTAAAGTTATTGAAGGTCATAATAACTTCCAAAATTTTGATGCTTTCTTAAACAATGGAGGTCAACGTGGTCTTCAAGAACAAGTAGTTCAAGCTGGTAACTATTCATTCAACCCATGGGCTGTTGAAATCGAGAAAGTACCTATGACACAAGTTCCTATTGGTCACGTAGCAGTTGTTATTTCTTACGTTGGTGACGAAGGTAAAGACTTGACTGGTGATAGTTTCAAACATGGTAACATTGTAAACAAAGGACAAAAAGGTGTTTGGATTACACCGTATGACCCAGGTAAATACGCCATCAACCCATACACTCACAAAGCTGAGTTGGTTCCTACAACCAACCTTGTATTAAACTGGGCAACTGGTCGTAATGAATCACACAAATTGGATGCTGGGTTGAGCACAATTACTGTTCGTTCAAAAGATGGTTTCCCATTCAACTTGGATGTGTCTCAAATCATTCATATTCCAGCCAACGAAGCACCAAAAGTAATTGCACGTTTCGGTTCAATGGCTAACCTTGTGTCACAAGTATTGGAACCTACAATTGGTAACTATTTCCGTAACTCTGCACAAGATAGTGACGTTATCGCATTCTTGAAAACTCGTCAAGCTCGTCAAGATGCTGCTAAGCAAGCTATTAGCAAAGTACTTGAAGAATACAACGTACATGCAGTTGATACTCTTATCGGTGATATTACACCACCAGAATCTCTTATGAAGACGCTTACTGACCGTAAGATTGCTGAAGAAGAAAAGATTACTTATGACACTCAACGTCAAGCACAAGACCAACGTAAAACTCTTGAATCTGCTAAAGCATTGGCTGATATGCAACCTAAAATGGTTATAGCTCAACAATCGGTTGAAATCTCTGAAAAAGAAGCTGCTGCTGCGGTTAAATCTTCAGAAGGTAAGGCTAAATCAATTGAGTTGACAGCGGTGGCACAAGCTAACGCTAAGAAAGTAACGGCTGATGCTGATGCTTATCAAACTGAAGTTAATGGTAAGGCTGAAGCCGAGAAGATTGCTTCGATAGGTAAGGCAACGGCTGAAGCTTATTCACAACAAGTAACTGCAATGGGTGCTGATAACTTTGCTAAGTTTAAAGTAACTGAAATGATTGGTCAAAACGGTATTAAAATCATCCCAGATGTTCTTATCTCTGGAAACGATGGTGGAAACGGACCTATCAGTGGGTTGCTTGGTTTTGAATTGCTAAAACAAATTCAAGAAAAGGGTAAAACACTTCCAAATACAAAAACGCTTCTTACTGAATCAACACAAGTTGACAACAGCAAGAAAGACAACAAGTAAAAATACTTGTCCATAAATTAAATCGCCTTGGCTCTAGTAGTTAAGGCGATTTTTTTTGGAATATATTTGGTGATTTCAAATATTTTTCGTACCTTTGTCAAAACTATTATTTATGCGTTATACAGATAAAACCTACAAAGAAGCAAGAATGGTTGCAGTTGTTGCACATTCAAATCAACGTTATGATGAAATCTTCCCTTATGAGAAGCATCTGGATGACGTTGTAGATATTTTAAAAAGATTTGGTTTCTCTGGCAAATACATTGTTGCTGGCTACTTGCATGATACCATTGAAGACGATGGTATTAGTTACAATGACATTAAAAAACACTTTGGATTTGAAGTAGCTGAGATGGTTTATTGTGTTACTGATGAATTGGGTCGTAACCGTAAAGAGAAAAAAGAAAAGACTCTTCCTAAAACAGCTAGCAACCCAGATGCTATTATAATCAAGCTTGCTGACCGTATTGCCAACATCGAACATGGTGGTAAGATTGACATGTATGCCAAAGAATACGATGAGTTCAAGGGTGCATTGTACCTTAACACTCCTAAAGATGGTAAACTTATGTGGGAGTGTTTGGATAAATTGTTGTCGAAAAATTTGGTAGAATCAATTTAATTTATTACCTTTGCATTAACAAAACAAAAAACGATATGAGTATCAAACAAATCTTTGACGAAATCGCTGCTGAATCAAGCACCAACCAAAAAATGGAAATCCTTAAAAAGTATAAGGATAACGAATTGCTTAAACGTGTATTGTATTTGGCAAACTCAAAGCGAGTAAAGTTTTATTTAAAACAAATCCCAGCCTACACTCATAATAAAATTGGTTGGACTCTTGAAGAAGCGTTGAATATGCTTATGAGTATAGCTAATCGTGAGTTTACAGGTCAAAACGCTATAGATAAATTAACTATTTGGTTAGAGAATGTATCAGCTGATGATGCGTATATCATTGAGCGTATTATTGAAAAAGATTGTAAGATTGGTATGGGAACAACCTTTATGAACAAGGTTATCAAAGACCTTATTGAAGATACACCATACATGGGTGCTATCTCTTTTGATGAAAAAAAGGCTCGTGCTATTTTTGATAAAGGTAGTCGTGGTATCTCTCAAATCAAAATGGATGGTCGTTATTGCAACGCTATCATCCGTGGCGGTGAAGTTGAATTGGAAAGCCGTAGTGGTGAAGCAACTGTTGTAACTGGTGCTAAGTTCTTGGCTGAACTGGCCAACTTTGAAGATTGCGTATTAAACGGTGAATTGACAATGGATGGTGTACCACGTTACGAATCAAACGGTATTATTGCATCTGTTATTGATATTCAAAGCAAGCGTGGTGAGCGTACTGAAAAGGAAACTGAAAAAAAGCTTGAAGCGTTTGAAAAGAAGCACGGTAGTTTTGAAAAAGCTTTGAATTCTATTCGTTATACCGTATGGGATACTATTAGTGTAGATGAGTATTTTGATAAATCATCAAAGATACCGTACTTGATACGTTTGCTTAAAGTTGAACAAGTTATTATTAAGTCTGGTGCTTTAATGGTTTATGTAATTGAAAGTCGTATTGTTAATTCATACGCTGAGGCCATGGAACACTTCCAAGAAGTTCTAGCTACTGAGGTTAATGGTGTACCACAAGAAGGTACTATCCTTAAAGATGAAAATGGTACTTGGAAAGATGGTAAACCAACATGGCAAATAAAACTGAAGCTAGAGATGGATTTAGACCTTAAAATCGTAGGGTTTAATTACGGAACCAAAGGCACTAAAAACGAAAATGTTATATCTAGTATAACTTGTGAAAGTTCTTGCGGTAAATTGACTGCTAGAGCACAAGGATTAAAAGAAGATATGATGTTATATGTGACCGAGAACCAAGATAAGCTATTAGGTACTATTTTAGAAGTTAAATGTAACGGTTTATCAAACAATTCCAGCGGTGGTATTTCACTATTTTACCCAACAGCCAAGGAATTTAGAACGGACAAAACGGAAGCTAATTCTTTTGAAGAATGCCTAGCAATTCAGAATGGGGTTTTAGGGTTAAAATAATTTAATAAATATTATAAAGTCAAATAAAAGTCGGATTTTATTGAAAATAAATTTGGTTAATTAAAAATAAAATAGTAACTTTGCATATATGAAAAAAATATTATTAGGAGCTCTACTACTATTGAGCACATTTGGTTTTAGTCAGACACCAACAATGGATGATGTTTTAAATAAAAGAGTTAAAGGTAACCTATCATCAATATTATTAGATAATGGGGCTATCCTAAGAGTTGGTGATACGATTAAGGTAGGAACGTCAACTGGTAATGGTCGTTATAATTTTGTAACACAAAATATGTTTTGTATGGGTTCAACTAATTATTCATCTGGAGTGAGTTGTATTGATGGGTATTACAGTATGGGTCCCACAGCTGGTGGTTCGGTTATTATTATAAAAGAGATAATGGCTAGCTTTAAAAGAGTTGTGGTGTTAGGAACTCATGCTCAAGGTTTTATATATGGTACTCGTATATTGTCAATTAGCTCTGCGTTGGAAAGTGGTGAAATTAGACTTAATGGGTTTATGACAAGTGATGAAGCTTTAAAAGAATTAAAGAAACAAAAAGATAAACTAGATTTAGGTTTAATAACGAATGACGAGTTTAACACTTTAAAATCAAGTCTTTCAAAATTTATTAACTAATATAGTGTCTAAAACCTTAATAAATCTTAGCGTTTTAAACAAAATACAAATGAAAAACGTTTATATGTTTATTTTTAGTTACTAACACGTTTACGCAAAAGACTACTGACACCTAATATTACATACAATTTTTAATAACTTGGTTATATGGCAGAATACAACTTCAAAAATGATTTAAATTTAGGTGAAATAGGTGAGCAAAATGTCATTGATTATCTAATTAGTAATGGTGGAAAACTCATCACCAAAAATAATGATAATAAATATGATACTATTATCGAATATAACGGAGAACAAATTAAATATGAAATTAAAACAGATGTATTTTGTGCACCAAATTTTGATACTGGTAATATTTTTATAGAAGTTGAATGTCGGGGTAAAGAATCTGGTTTAAGTGTTACTGAAGCGAAGTGGTTTGTTACATATTTTTTATACTTGAATGAGATTTGGTTTATTGAAACAAATAAATTAAAAAAATTATTAATCGAAAATGATTTTCCGTTATCTGAACAAAATGGTGATTTAAACAGCAATACAAAAGGTTACTTGATAAAAAGAAAAGACATACAGGAAAATTTTAAGGTAAAAACATTATAATGAAATCGACATGTAAAAGCGACTCAGAAGACATAAGAATTTATATTGATGGGTTTTTACATATCAGAATACCTAGAGATAAATCAACCAAGTTACATTCATGGGTTGAAGGACACACAAAATTATATTCGATTGAAATTTGGTGTGTTGAGCATTCTTATATTTATCAGTATGATAACAAAGAGTTGTGGGAAAAAATTTTAAATTTATTGGATGCAAATATATAACTTGCATTATTCAAAATATTAGAGTATATTTGTATTATGATTAAAAACAAAGTATATAGATTAAAACAAGCAACTGAAGTTGCTAAAGGGATGCCACTTCCAGCTGGCCAAGAAATAGAAGTGGTGATGAATGTTGTTTATGTGAATGGTCATATGGTGCCACCTGTGCATCAACCATTATTCCTAAATTGGCTTTCAAAAAATCCCTCGTTATTTGAAAATGACACGAGAACTTGGTAATATGGAATTAGTTTCAACATATATTTGTAAAGCTTCAGACATTGGTGTGCATTCCAATATGTTCGGTGGGACAATGGTTTGTATTGTTGATGATGCAGCTGCATCATATGCGGCTCAAGTTTGTGATTCACCAAGAATGGTCACAATCAAGATTGATGAATTGGTATTTAAGAATCCAGTTAAGGTAGGTAATATTTTAAAAACATATGCTACAGTAAAAGAGTTTGGTCGAACATCAATAACCTTATATGTTGAAGTACGTAGGCATAGTGTTCACACTGGACAACAAGAGGTGGTTCTTCATACAAATATTAAATTTGTCAGAATTGATGGTGAAGGTAAACCAATACCAATTCTTAATTATGTTAAAACCCGTTACAATGAAAGATTGGAAAAATATGGCAAGGGGTTACTGTCTTTTGAAGAACTTGAAAAACAAAAAAATAATGGCTAAAGAAATATGTAGTGGTTGTAATGAAAAAATGGCTGTATGGATATACATGCCAGGTTTTGGAGATAAATCAAGTCCTTATTTTTGTGATGATTGTGTAATATCACCAGAAGATAAAATTGGTTGTTCATGTAATTGGCATTACGGTAAACAACAAGAAGGTCTCCCTATTGATTTACCAGAAGGTGTTGAAGGCAAGGATTGGAAATGGGTTGAACATGAAGGTGATGAATATATCGACCCAATTTCTAAAGAAGAAGATGGCTATTGGATTTATCTTGATGAACGTGGTCGACCTTATCCATGTGCTGAATATGATTATGATGAAGAAGGGTTTGATGTACCAACGTTTTTTAGTGAATTGAAATGGAAAATTTCTTTTAAGTGGTTCTTTTTTAAAGAATCATATCTAAGATGGTGGAAATATTGTTAAAAATTATCCAAAGAAATTTGGATAATTTATTTTTTTTACTACCTTTGTACAATATACTGTATCACGTTTAATAAAAATAGGAAACTAATGGAACAAAAATTAGAACTAAGAATGTATGGGCTAGTAGCTTATCAATTAAGTGGTACGATTCACGCTGGTATCCAATTTGGACATGCTGTTGTTGATTACGGTAGAAATATAAGGGATGTAAATACACTGGAAAAAATTTACAATAAATGGGCTGATAAAGATAAAACATTTATTATACTTAATGGCGGTACAACCAACAACAACCCAGACCGATTGGGGACTTTGAATAAACACTTAAATTTATTAAATGATGCTGGTATTATAGTGCAATCATTTTGTGAACCAGATTTGGGTGACCAATTAACAGCTATTGTGTTCCTAGTAGATGAACGAGTGTTTAACAAAACCCTTTACCCAGATTTCACCACAGAAACACTTCCGTGGAGTCGTAATAAGCCAAGTGAAAAACAAATTTCTGAATTGGAAGCAAGGAATCTTGAAAACTACAAGCACTGGGTTGAAAAAATAGGTGGTGAAAAAAATGCGTTCTTGAGAGAATATTTAAAACCTTTAAGATTGGCTTAATGACAGATAGAATAATACTTTCTGGCAAGATTGGATTTGAACCAGAAAATAAGACCAAGAAGCACAATGCACAGTCATCTTGGAAAAGGATGGCTATGGTACATCTAGATGGTGATATAACAGAATACTACGCTTGGTTTATACAAAAGCGTTACAATCTTGTATTAAACAAACCATTGAGAGGTGCCCACATATCCTTTATCAATGATAGCATAAAAGACCTCAGCGTAAACGGTACCAAAACCATTGAAGAAATTGATGCAACATGGAATGCTGTTAAAGCTAAATGGGATAAACAAATCATATCAATAACGTTGGATTTAAACACCAAGACCAATGATAGGATGTGGTGGTTGAATATTCCACACGAAGAAAGAGAGTTGCTTCATGGAATAAGAGCTGAACTAGGATTGGGTAAACCATTTTGGGGTCTTCATATGAGCATTGGGAGGGCCAATGAAAAAAATTTACCACATAGTATTTATATTCACAATTTAATAAAAAAAGGATTTATCACAACATAAATTTTGTATTATCAAATTAATTGTGTACCTTTGCGATTATAAAATAAAAAATAAAAATGGGTGGGAAAGCACTTAAAAACGTAGTTACTCGTAGATGTGATAGAGAAGAATTTGATGTCATTTCTCTTGAATTAATAAATATATTAAAGCTTAGGTTTAACAAAGTTGGTGTACCTATGTTTTATAAAAACAAACCAGATTTTGGGGATATAGACATAGTTGTTTCGGAAGATTATTCTAATGAAAATATGAGAGATTATATTAATGAGATGTTTAAACCTAATGAAATATTTCACAATGGTAATTGTTGGTCATTTGATTATAAATTAATTCAAATTGATGTTATAATTACACCAAATGAACATTATGATACCACACTATTTTATATGGGTGGAAATGACCTTGGAAATTTTATGGGAAGAATTGCACAAGGTTTTTCAAGTGAAATTGATACGATATGATACGCAAATATACGAAAAAAATATTAAAATGGTCAGGTGGTGGAATGGTAGACACGCTTAAGACAATAATGTTATGTGAATAAGTGGGTAATCTTAGTGAACCACAGTAACATAGTTTACAGGTTCGATTCCTGTTCTGACTACAATGAGTAAGAGATACTCAGAGTCTTTAATTCAAGACTTAAACAATGAATAGGGTATTGGACTGGACATCCTTAAACGCCAGTCTCTTTGGAATAAAGCTAGGTAACAGAGGCTCCAAGTAGTTTGACTAATTTTAAGAGGGTAAGACCCACAGGTTTATTGAAAGAAAGAAAACCGATATATCTACTCACCAGTAATCTCAAGGTGGGGTAAATAGTCAAGTGGCGTGTTGGTATACGCAGTCTAGTAATAGAAAGAGAATGGGTTCGATTCCTAACTTGACTACAAATAAATAAACTATAAATCGGCACTAAACTTAATTAAGTGCCATAAATTAAACGAAAATGCACGTATCAACTCACACTTTAAAAAGAAACTCATTAATGGAAAAGCAAACAGCAACAGAATGGCTATTTAAACAATTATGGGAAGAGCCAAAGGATAAATTAACTTGGAACACTATATTAAGTAAAGCTAAAGAGATGCACAAAGAAGAGATTATTAATGCAGTTGACTTACCAAAAGAAAAAAGATGGTATGATGCTAAATTATACAACAGTTCAGGAGAACAATACTACAATGAAACATTTAAAAACAAATAAATGTAACTAATATGTTAGCTATTAATACCTATTTGTCCCAATTCTAGCTAATATATGGGACAGTTTAATTAAAATAAAAATAATATGAAAACAGCAGTAGAATGGTTAGAAAAAGAGTTTGTAAAACTTGAAGTTACAATAGGAGTGCATGGTGTTATGTATGAAATTATTGAACAAGCCAAAGAAATGGAAAAAAAGCAGATAATGAAAGCAGTATATGACTCAATGGGAACAAACTTTGACCCTAACATGGGTAGGGCAGAACAATACTACAACGAAACTTTTAAAAAATACTAAAATGGCACAAACAGCAGTAGAAAACATAATCGAAAAACTTAAAGAACAAATAAGAAAATCTGCTCACAACAAATTAGGAACTAATAGAACTGGAGATTATCGAATGGGATTAATTAAAGCAATAGGTCTTTGTAAACAAGCCAAAGAAATGGAGAAAGACACTGTGAAAGCGAAAGAAGAAACACTAGCAGCTGAAATAAGTTTAAGAATTGACGGAGTATTAACACGATTCATTCACGAAGATGAATACAAGTCCATGATAGATGCTTATGAAAAAGAAGTAAAGGAATTACATGATAGAATTAGGAATCAATCTAAAATAATAAAGGACTCAATGGATATATTAGGTAAAATTAATAGCTTAATAAAATAATATGACACCAAAAGAAAAAAACATAGCAAGAGCCTTTTTAATATTAGGATTTATTTTAGGTGTTTTAACAACAATATCAATAAGTTTATAATGAAGATTAATTATAAAATGAGATATGGTCAAGAAGGTTTATTTTTAGACCTTTACCATAAAGATGACAAACTTGGTAGGGTTATTTTATCAAAAGATTACAATAAAATTTTTAATTTTTTAGGTCTTTCATATGAAAGATACCTTGAGGGTTTTGATGAATTGGAGAATATCTTCGAATATATCTCTGAATCAAAATTCTTCAACCCTAAAGCATTTCAATTTGACAAATTAAACAAGACAAACCGTGACCGTAACCTAAAACGTAAATCGTATATGTTATTTCTTGAATGGATATCAAAAAACGCTTTCAATTATGAAAATCATATTGATTTAAAAAAATATGATTTTAATTACATAAACGAATATTTTCAAGAAGCAAAATTAGACTTAGAAATAAAAAGATTAGAATACGAATATTATAAAGCTAAATATATAAATGGCAAGTTCAATGGTGGTGATGTGATGCGTAAGTACGGCCTTCAAGGCAAAGAATTGGGTAATGCTATGACTGGGTTCAAAAATATCATTGGAAATATTTTTGATGATGAAACCTATGAGGACTACATCATCAATAATACCGTAGAACAAATCTATAGTGATTTTGAAGTTTATTTAAAAAAATAATTACTTGAAGAATGGGTTATTCTCCATCATGAATGTAATAGTATTATCTACTTCTTTGCATGTTTCGATAAACGCACCTACTTGTTCGTTTGTGAGAGCGAACCATTCATTTTTTGTTTCGGTTTTTTGATGTGAGTATTTTCTGTGTAGCCATTTTTCCACATGTTTATAATTGAGTGTTTGAAATTGATTCAATACGCTAATAACATTTGAATTTCCAGTTTGTAATTCTTTTATTCTAGTTATTACATCTCTTTTGGTAGTACCAATTTTAAATTTTTCATTTCCGTGTTCGTCAACAGACATTATCAAATATACTTTACCCATAAAACAATTATAGGTGAAAAAATTGATTAGTAAATAATTAAAGCTGAAGACTTGTTTCTTCGGCTTTTTTATGTATATTTGCATTATGCCAACACAAATAGTTAATCTTAACAAAGAACCTTACGATGTCTACATAGGTAGAGGTTCCAAATGGGGGTGCCCATATACCATTATAAAAGACCGACCAACACTAGCCAAGGAAATTGTTGCTTCCAAAGAGGAAGCCCTATCCAAATACAAAGAATACGTGTTAAATACACCAGAACTTATGGAAAGCCTTGATGAATTGGATGGGAAGGTACTAGGTTGTTTTTGCAAACCAGAACCTTGTCATGGTGATGTACTTTTGGA